CTCCTCTGTAGTTCCTGCAATACTGGTCTCGGACTTTTCAAAGACAACCCTGAGCGCCTAAAAGCCGCCATTCAATATTTAACAAAGTAATAATATGCCCACTCTGACATCTAAACTAGAAGCAGTAAATTCGATGCTAGGACACATTGGTGAGACACCAGTCAATAGTATCAGCAACACCAACGCACTCCCTGTTTCCGCTGCTACAGCTATCTCTGCTCTTGATGAGATTAGTCGTGCGGTTCAGTCAGATGGTTGGCAATTCAACACAGAAGTAAATGTATCCCTGAGCCCTGCTGGGGATGGCACTATAACTCTTACAGAGGACATCCTTGAGCTAGACCCCATCGACAAAACAATAGATGTCGTACAGCGTGGTTTAAGTCTCTTTGATCGTTCCAATAACACCACAGTGTTCACCAAGGATCTCAAAGTGAACCAAACACGTCTCCTAGATTGGGACTCTCTACCAGAACCAGCTCGTCGCTATATTGTACTGCGTGCCTCTCGTGTGTTCCAAGGACGCATCATTGGTTCCCGTGAGCTAGAAGCACTTATCGCGAGGGATGAATACAAGGCTTATGCGGCTCTCATGGACTTCGATAGCGGCAGTTCTGATCGGACTATATTTGACAGCTACGACGTAGCCACCAGAATTGGTATTAACCGTAACTACGATCTTATCTAATGGCTTTAATTAACACCAGTGTTCCTAACCTTATCCAAGGCGTCTCTCAACAACCCGATGCCACTCGTTTTGATGGACAATGTGAGGAGCAGGAAAACGCTCTTAGCTCTGTTGCAGAGGGACTGAAGAAGCGCCCTAATACTCGGCACGTTGCTAGGTTGTTACAGACGGCTATTGATGAGAACAGCTTTGTTCACTTTATCAATCGTGATGATAACGAGAAGTATGTAGTTATCCACACTGGTTCGGGAATGGAAGCTTGGAACATTGTGTCGGGTGTTAAATGTTCAATGAATGGAAGTACGTCTCCTCTTACTCCTCCAACCTATCTTCAAACAAGCACTCCTAGAGAAAGCCTCAAAGCTCTCACGGTAGCCGATAATACTTTCATTGTTAATAAAGAAGTCATTGCTAGTATATCACAAACCAAAACAGCACCCCTCGCTAAGAAGGGATTTGTTTATATTGCACAAGGAGACTATGAAAAGAAGTATGAGGTTACTGTAGGTGGAAACATCAGCGCAGCAACATCAAGTTCTACTGCTACTTTTCAAGTGAACGTAGAGAGTTATTATTCTCATAGCGGCTGGGAAAGATTCCGCGTCTCTGGGGTTACTGTCATAAATGCGGGAAGCGGCTATCCTGTAGGCTCTCCCACTACTTTAAACTTAAATTTTAATTGGGGTACTATAGGGCAAACGGCAGCTAAAACTACGTGGGCTGATATTTATGTTAATCCTCAGATAGATGTTACCTTTTCTAACGGTCAAGTAAGCTCGGCAACAGTAGTCAATTCAGGATCGTTTGGTCAACACGATGCTGATGTTACTGGTAGTAGTTTTTCAAGTAACTACAACGCCTCAATCACGGCAACCGTCCAAGGGGACACTATTACTGGAACAGATTACGTATTCTCCACGGTAGGCAACAGAAATACCGTAGCGGCTGATGCCGACACGACAAACATTGCTACTTCGCTATTTGATGACTCATACGCCACCGCTAACTTTGGTACTGTCCCTATTTCCACTAACCCTCCTTTTAATGGCTCGTCAATGACAACCAGCAAAGAAGGAAATACCATTATCATCCAGCACACTGGAGCAAGCGGTGATTTCACATTAGAAACATCAGACGGATTAGGTGGTGCAGGTATTAAAGCTGTATATAAACGTATAGATGCCCTCTCAGACCTGCCAACAAAAGCTCCAAATAACTTCGTAGTAGAAGTCGTGGGGGATGCTGATTTAGACCAAGATAACTATTGGGTGAAGTTCACCACTAATAGCGACTCCTCGTTTGGTGAGGGAGCGTGGGAAGAAACGGTAGCGCCTGATATTTCTGAGGGGTTTAATGCGGACTCTATGCCTATGACTATCCGAAGCACTAACCTTAATACACTTGAGGTTGTTGCTTTAGACTACATAAAGCGTAAAGCAGGGGATGAAGAGACAAACCCAAATCCATCTTTTGTTGGAAAATCAATCAACGACATTGTATTCTTCAAAAATCGCTTAGGATTTATTACCGACGACAGCGTAGTGTTCTCCGAAGCTGGGGAGTTCTTCAACTTCTACAGAACCACGGTATCTTCCCTACTCGACTCAGCTCCAATTGACATTACCGTAAGTAGCACCAAAGTCACCAATTTGAAGTCAGCGACTATTTTCCAAGAGAACTTAATGTTGTTTGCGGACAACGTGCAGTTTGTGATGAAAGGTGGTGACGTGTTCACACCTAAAACTGTCTCAGTGTCTCCTACAACTAACTTCAGCTTAGATGACTCTGTTTCTCCTATTCCACTAGGTTCCTATATTTACTTCCCGTTCACTCGTGGCTCCTACACAGGACTCCGTGAGTTAGCTCTAAGTGCCAATACAGAGACCTATGACGCGGTAGAAGTAACTGAGCATGTCCCCGCTTATATTCCTAGTAACATTATTGGTATGGCTGGGACTACATCGGAGGATATTATTGCTCTCCTCAGTGCTAACGAGAAAGGCTCCTTATATATCTACAATTACTTCTGGAACAACAATCAGAAAGTCCTGAGTGCATGGTCTAAGTTTACCTTCACTGGTGAGATACGAGGTATTGAGTTTATTGACTCTACTCTTTACATAATAATGACAAACAACGGTCAGACTCATCTTTTGGATATGCTTCTAGAGGCGGAGCCAGTCAAGCCCTCTCTATACGACCCGAACGCGCCTTTACCTGAATCTCCAGTGTTAACTAATCCTATTAATGACAATTATAACCCTATACCTATAACCGAACTACCTACTTCTGGGACTGATGAATCTAGGATGTATCCTCAAGGATACACCCTTATTCTTTATCAAGACGATTATTATAAAATCTATGTAAACCCAGAGACAGGGGTCACTGTCGCTTTCGATTCTGAAGGAAATACTGTCGGAGGCGGGCATGTCTATACTAAACCTTCCATTCATAGACAATTAGGAGAGCGTGTTCCAACTTGGGAAGAATTTGAAGAGGACATTAGTCAAAATGGATTTACGGCATCTTATGATACGATTAAATACGATGAAATTCTTACTGGTAGTGGTAGTACTTCACTACGAACTCATACGCCTACACTTGTTAGAGGAATGGGTGGTGTTGCATCAACAGTAACCACGACTACGTTAGAGTTTGAGATAGAGGAAATGACAGGTGAATGGGAATTATACCTGAGAGGTAATTCTAATTACATAATTGATAGTGACCTTGTATCATTATCTGCCTCAGATACATCAATAACAATCCCACCTCCTGAAGTTGCTTGTGACAGGATTGAATTTCGATTGAAGTCAACCGCTGGCCTTGGTCAAGGGGTTCCTACAAATACGGAATTAGGTAGTATTAAGATTAAAGACCTTAAAATTACGCTCACTACGCCTACATCTTCTCACCAAATACCATAGGAGAACTATTTAAAATATGAGTCAAACGAAGAACCTTATTCATCTTGATATGGCAGTAAATACAATCTTTATTGCTGGGCAGGATTACATAACGCTACCTTACTTTCCTGAGAGCGTCGAAAAAATCCAAGTGTATACTGTGGATGGATTAAGCTTAAATGTCTCCTCAGTGAGTGGAAACGTCGTATACCTTGCTTCACCCGCAACTCAGAATACTGAAGTCACCGTGGGTATCCCATATACAATGAAGTATACGTTCTCTGAGCAGCTCTTCAAAGCTAAAGCAGGGAACGGTAAGAGTCCTAGTAATGCAGCCAAGATGATGATCCGTAATGGCTCGCTGTACTACGACAAATCAGCTTACTTCAAAGTTAAGGTGACCCCTAAGTTCCGTGATACCTATGAGAATGTCTTTACCCCTAACGTGATAGGTTCCTCTGTGCTTGGTCAACTAAGTCTCGACAGTGGCTTCTATCGCTTCCCTGTGTTCACTAAGCCACAGGATACAACTATCACCATCGAAAACGAGAGTGCTCTTCCGAGTACATTCCAGAGTGCTGAGTTTGAATCCTTTGTTCACTCCCGCTCTAACCGATATGGATAAAGTTCTCAGTACCCACGGGGATTGTAAGGTAGTTGTTGCTACCCACGACCACGTAGAGCGTATCTATCCGTATATGCGTAAAGAAGACCAGATAGAGATAGCCTGTATGGGTCACGAACCCCGTCAGGCGCTCTTGAGTGGCTTAGAGAGTGATGACGTTACCCTGACAGCCCTAGATGCTGAAGGGGTTCCCTTTGCAATGTTTGGTGTTGGACAGATAGAGAACCAAGCATATATTTGGTGTTTAGGTACAGAGAGTGTTTCTGATAATGCCTATGACTTCCTTAAAGCGTCCCGTGAGTGGACTCAACGACTAACCAAGCCTTATGGCGCAACCTTTAACTTTGTCCATGAGGATAACCACGTAGCCCTTAAGTGGCTCAAATTCTGTGGAGCAATCTTCATTCGTAAACTTACCTTTAGCAATCAACCCTTCTTTGAATTTATAATTCCCTCTAAACATGCTTGAAACATTACAGAATAGTATGCCTCTCCAACATTTCCGAGATGGCGTGCAAGATATAGCATCTCAAATTAAAGATATGGATGAGGCGCTCACAGAAGACGCAGAGATTGAGAAGGTAAATCCCTTAGAGCACACCTTTGCAGATGGCATGTATATCCGTAAGATTGTGATGCCAGCAGGACAGTTAATTATAAGTAAGATTCACAAACAACAGCATCCCTTCTTTATATTATCAGGAGATGTTTCAGTGATGACTGAGAATGGTGTTGTTCGATATAACAAACCCTTCAACGGTATTACCGAAGCAGGAACTCAGCGTATCCTATACACCCACGCAGAGACCACTTGGATTACAGTTCAGCGTACAAACGAGACAGACGTAGAAAAGATTGTAAACAATTTAACAGCAAAAGATTTTAATGACCCAGAGTTATCAACAGAAACAATTAACGAACTTCTAGGAGGGAACCAATAATATTATGACAATGGTAGCAATATCAATTGCGGTAACGGTCGCTTCGACTGGAGCCGCCATTCACGGACAACGTGTAGCCGCTAAAACACAACGAAAGGTGCAAGAGAATGCCTCTATCGCAGAGCGTCAGCGTTACCTTCAAGAAGTATCTTCGATGCGGATGCAACAAGCACAAGAGCAGGACGCCGCAGCACAACGCCTACAAAACTCTTCCAAGAGAGCGCGTGAGGCACGAGCAACGGCACGAGTAAGTGCTGGTGAGGCAGGAGTATCTGGACTGAGTGTGGATGCTCTTATCAATAGCTTAACTCAGGAAGAGGCTGGCTTTAACTTTGCCACAAATCAACAGCTACAGATGAATGATGTGAACCGCACGATGCAGCTACAACAGTCTGGTCTTGGTTTCACTAATAACATGCTTCGTATCAACAAGCCAATTGAAGGCCCAGACTACCTTGGAGCTTTACTCAGTGGTGCTCAAACAGGAATGTCTATGTATTCCATGGGAACTAGTGCGGGTTTCGGATCACCTAAGCCGTCTAATTTAAGGATACCAAAGTCAACTTCTTCAGGACTACCCGCTGGAACTACCGATCTTTATAAAGCACCTAATTTCAACCAAATGTATAGTTAATGGCAACGAAACAAACTCTTAAATCCCTCCTTGGAGGCTCCGACAGTCGTAAACAAGTATCACTCGACCTCGGAACACCTGCGTTACGTCCTACCGTACAACGAGCAGGACAGTATAATGTAGCTGTTCAAGCGACACCTAAAACTAACTCGGCAATGCAGCTAGCTCAGGCGTTACGTGTAGCTCCTCAAGTTTTAGGACAAGCTAATAACATTGCTATGGATATGGGCGCTAAAGCAGCAGCCACTACTATGGACGTAGAGGGAGCGCTGGATGATACAGAGCGTAAAGGTATACTAGGTTATGACAAAGCATACCAACAAGGTCTCATCAAGCGGCACTTTGTGATGAATGAACAGGCTATCACGGAACGCTTCATGAACCTTTCTCGCACCGATGACTCCCTGCAAATGACCACTGATCAGTTTGTTGAGCGCATTGAAGGGGAACGCCAAGAGTTTGTGGACGAGCTTGTTGGACAGTTTGGTACAAATTCTAATCGAGTAGATGCTATTGCAGCACTCACAGGTTCCTTTGTAGATAACCTACGAGATGAATCTATGGGTGCTTGGGTGAAAAACAAGAAAGACCAAGCCTTTATACAGCTATCTGCTGATGTATCTCATATGCTCAACAAAAGCGTTACCGATGCTGGCGTTGAAATTCCAATGGCAGTACGAGTGGCTGAAGGTCTTAAACATGCTCAAACTGAGATTAACGCTTGGGCTCTTGACCTGAAGCCTTCTGAGAAAGCTACAAAGCTCCGTGGGATCATTACAGCGGAAGCAGCGGTGTTACTAGAACAAGGCAAACTTTCCCAAGCTGAAGCCCTGTTAAATGAAGCTTCAACTTACAATTTACATAGCAACGCTAAGCTCTTTGGTTCCGCTATGGGTAAGAAAGAAATCTCAAAACTTAGGAGTTCTATCAAGAGTGCTCGTAACAAAGTGGAGGACAACTTAAAGCCACTCAAAGCCAACGCTGAGATTCTTAATGACAACGTGATGACCTTGTTCTTATCTAGCGCACCCTTTGAGATAAAACAGAAAGGTATGATGAATGCTTTGTTAGCTATGAAAGTCCCCGAAGCCGATGCTCAGGAACAAATAGATACATTATTTAATGACGCTATGTCTCCCAACGATATGTTCCAAGCTTGGACTACTCTTACCTCTGTGTCATCTGTTAATGCAAGTGACATAAGCCAAACACTTTTATCCTCCATTCAGGATGACAACCTTCGCACCGCAAAGGAAGGTCTATTTGCTAAACCAATTCTAGGTATAACCACGGAAGAGCAATATGCGGAAGCATCTACAAAGATCAAAGAATACCTATTGGCTAATCCTACAGCCACTCTTCGGGACATCCCACTAGGTGCTAATGTTCCTAAGTCAGATACCAAAGTCATTGAGATGTTTGATACTCACAGTGCTGCTGTTAAATGGCGCAACGATGAAGCATCTCAATACAAATTCTATTCAGACAAATACACGTCAGACATCACTAGTGAAAGAGATCTAGGCATTGAGTTTGCAGGTGAGTTTAAATCTATCCTGCGTCAAGAAGCTCAAGGAGTCTGGGATGCTTCTGGACGTGATATGAACGAATTTAACACTAATATTCAAGTTAAGGCTAAAGAGATACTAACCGATGTTCGCAAGGAAGCATCAATTCAAAAAGCTCTCAACGCTCGCGTAAGGGATTTCATTAAATCACCTGAAGTTGCTGCTGATGCTGTTGGAGAGGCTCGTGAGATTAACGAAGAGGGCTGGGGAGATGTTCCTTATCCTATCCTTCAATCTGGTAAAAAACTAGAAGACGTAAAGACATCAGATCTCGTGGATGAGCGTAAACGTATGCTTGACGATAATGACGCTTCGGCTTTAACTAAAGGAAGCTTATTAATCTATGGTTTCCCTACACTCGACAGCTACGACGAAAAGGTACGCGCAAGAGCTCGTATTGGCTTCCAAGACTTTGCACTTGGAGGTGAGGTGTTCCAAGCGCTCCGTGACGCTGCTGATGGATGGGACATAGATAATCCATCAGAAGAACAACAAAAAGCTATCCAATTCTGGCGTGGTCAAGGTTACCGTTCCTCAATGGAAATTAATGACATCCTAGACGCTCAAATCTCTTACTACTCCCTCGGCTACTAATGAATCCTACTGAAGACCGCAATGCTGCGCTAGACGCAATCTCGTTTAAACTTGAATCTCCTGAACCACAACAGGAAGAGGTAGAGACACCCATAGACCCTGAAGTACAAGCTGAGGCTGACATGAGGCTGGCAGAAGGTGGGCCTTCAGCGATGCAACAGCTACAAGGGCTCGGTATTGAGATGGGTGGTACTATTGCTGGAACGTACGCCACCACTAAAGCTCTACAAACACAGAAGGTAGCTAAAGGGTTAAGCCTTCTAAAGAACATCCGTAGAGCTGGTCAAACTGTAGCGGCGGCTGGTACTTTAGGGCCACAAGCGGCTGAACCAGTAAGCACTATTGGAGGCTTAGTTACCTTTGGTGTTACTGAGGCTGTTTGGGCTGCTGGCAGTAACTTTGTAAAACAAGAATACTTCAAAGCTCTAGGTGTCCAAGAGGAGACCTCAGGAGGAGAACTGTTAGCCTCTGCTTTACTTGTTGGCCCTTTGATTAGCCAAGGACGTAAGATACCTAAGCTGGGACAGGTGTTTGATACAGCTATGATCAACTCTCGTAAGTGGCGCGTAGGTGCTCACATGGTACAAGGGTCGATTATTGGTTCCGTAGAGAGTTCTATTAGACAAACCTTTGACCTAATGGCGGATGAAGATGCTAGTATTGGTGACTTCAGCATGACTGACTTGTTCACAGGTGCTGCTGGTGGTGCTGCCTTTGGTGGTGCTCTCGGATTAGGTAGTGATACAATTGGACTCATAAAGACCTACAGGGCTGTTGTAGCTCGCAGTAAGGTGGAGATGAGGGGTTCCCTAGTAGAGAAGCTTGCAAAGCTCGATGCTTCCATCACAAAGATGCAGAAGATGAAACAAGGCGGTCGCCGTAAGGTGGTCACTGAGATGCGCTATGCTGAGACCAAGAAGGAACTAGATGAACTAGATGCTGTTCACGATTCCATTGATGAAAAGCTATCTGAAACTGAAGCGGCTCTTGAGTCTGTAAATGCACCCAAGGAAGCCCCAGAAGCCCCAGCGACACCTAAAGATGCTCCAGAGGCTACCCCCGCTCCTAAGACACCCGAAGTAGCACCCAAAGCGGCTCCTAAGACACCCTTCCAAGCCCTCATGGATGACTACGACACTGCTATTGCAGAACAAAGTCAAGGACGTGGAGCTGACCAAATCATTAAGCTCAATAAACACTTCAACGCTATCTCTGATGACTTTGCTAAGAAAGCTGATGCTCTCATAGCTAATCCAAATGCTGAGAGTGTTGATGAGTTGTTATCAATGCTGGATGAATACACAGCTTTCGATGCTAAAGATGCAGAGCTAAAACAGAAGACAGGACAAGGACTACGAGCTCAAGGACGAGACTCTGGGGATGCTGACTTTGAAAGGGAGAAAATGTCTCCTGAACGTCAAATCCGTAACGATGCACTCAAGGAAGTTCGTGAGAAGCTCCAAGCAATGAAAGATGACGTTGACGGCGCTGAGATGCAAAAGCTCGTAGATGACATCTTCACCTACCCAGAACCAGTCAAAGGTAAGAGCACTAGAACTCCGAGCCCTGATGAATCTTTCATGCCTCCACCAAAGGACGGTGAAGCACCCATAGAGACACCTAAAGGCGAAACTAAAGCACCAAAGAAGAGCTCTCGTGAACGCTCTATAGCTCGCCTACAGAAGAAACTAGACGAACTCCGCGCTATCCGTAGCGGTGAAAAGGATCCTAAAAACCCTAAGCCTAAGAAAGCTAAGAGCGCCGAAGAGAAAGACCTAGAGGAGCGCATTAAGTTCTACCAAGGTGAGTCCAAGGAAGTAGCTGATATAGCTTCTACCCAAGAACGCATCCAAGTGCTCAGTGGTCTTATTCAAGGTAACAGTCAGTCTCAAATACGTCAGCAAATAGGACTACCTCCTAAGCTCCTTCCAGCTCACGCTAAGCCTAAGAAGATTGAAACAACGCTTACGAAGCTAAAGGCTCAAGAAGCAAAGCTGATGAAGATACTCCGACGTAAGCAAACAGATGCAATCCTTAGTGATATGAGGAACGTATTTGACCCATCTCACGAGTCTAGGAGCATCGTTGATAAGGCTCTTAATGGTTACCTGATGGCGCGTACAGATGCCCTTCTGAATCAACCATCCACGGCCACTACGGGTCTTCCTTCTGGAGCACTTAGAGTTATATGGGCTCCTATAAAAGCTACAGGTAAAAATACCGTACAAGCCCTCAACCCTGCCGATAGATCACTCAAAGGTGTTCCTATGACGCAGCGTATGAAGTTTGCTGCTGCTGATATGCTAGCAACGTATGATCAGTTAATAACCTTTGCTCAGAGTCCCATCGTTACATCAAAACAAGCACTACGTAACACTGTTGATACTTTTAAACAGGGAGGATCAAGTGGTTACTTCTACAAGGATGCTAACAAGATTGATATGAGAGATGATGCTGTAAATGCAGGTAACTCTTCTATCCGAAATACTCGTAACGTTATTCAGGCAGACATCAGAGCTAAAGCAAACGAGCAGAAAAACGTGATTGTTAAACAAGCTATGAAGCTTATGGGATCTGATCCAGCAACAGCACTGATGGCACTTTCTAAGACTATCTGGAGCGCTGGGCGTAGTGGTGTGGGTGCTCTTGATGAGCCCTTTAATTTGGTTCTACAAGGTCGCAGTGTTCGCGCAGAGGCTATCAAAGAAGCTATTAAGCAAAAGGTAAAACCTGAAGAAATTGCTAGGTTTATTGATGACTACATTACTAAGTCTAGCACCGTGGATGCCCAAGGAGTTAAACGCTTCAACTACTTAGATGAGAAGTATAAAAACTTAGCCAATCAAACACGCCGTGATCTATTTCGTACAGCCGATTTGGAAAAAGGTGATCCTCGTATTCTCATGGAAGAGCATTTGGTTAATTTCTTTAGATCTGCAGCAGGGGGAGATTTAACGGCTGGTAAATTCTTGTTCCGATTTCTTAATCCTATTATTTCAACGCCTACCGTCGCTTTAGCTCAGCAAGGGCGAACAGTAGCACAATCTACAGGTGTCCCTGCATTAATTGATATGAGTCAACGAGTTTATGCTGGGGGTGCTAAACGAGTAGGCAAAAAAGGTAAGATAAGTAACGTAATGTCGGGAGGGGTTAATAAACAAATTAATGACCTAGAGATGAAGGTAGAAGACCTACGAGCTAAGACTAAAGAAAAAGGATTAGACCCAGAAGAACAAAAAAAGCGCGATGAAGATTTAGCATCTAACAAAGAAAAACTAAAGAGCCTCCGCGACTACAGAGACGAGCAGACCTACGAGAAGATTGCTATGGCCGCACTAGGAATGGGAGTAGCCTACACCTTCTTTGAACTTGGTAAGAATGGAAGTGCTACAGGTGCTGGAGCTTTCCTCACAAGAGATCAGCGAAACCAAGGAGAGTTCCAGAAATATAGAATGCTCGCCGACGAAGACTCCGAAGGTTTTAGCTACCTACTATTTGAGCCTTTGCGGTTCCTAGCTGCTTTTTCTGCTGACTTAGGAGCTTGGTCTGCTCTTGACGGGTCTACAACCGAAAAACAAACAATAGGAAACTTCGTTACAAGTACGCTTGAAGCCTATGCAACTGACGCTGTTTTCACTACCAACCTTCGTCACATGAAAGACCTTGCATTTGGTAAAGAGAAGTCTCGCACAGGGGCAGTCATAGACATAGCTGCTGGTGCTATTCCCGTTCCATCGGCAGTTCGATCAGCGCGTGTTTTGGACGACGAAAACTATTCAGTGTATGATGAAGGAGCTGGCGCTGGTGACATCTTATCAAGGGCATTTGATAAAGCCGTAGGAACAGAAGCAGAGAATTTCCGAGTAGATAAACTGGGAAGACCTCTATTACGTCCCGAACGTGGCGCTCTGCATTATGTCTTTAGGTATGCACCAGAAGACAGAGCTCACAGAATGACAGCAGAGGAAGAAGTGCGTCAAGTTCTCCGTAACGATGGTCTTAGCTACAATCTAATTCCAAAGCTGACCGAGTTTAAAACTATCAACGGTGCTCAAGTAAATCTTAAGGAGTTCACTCGTAAAGATCGTTCGTTGTTCAATATGTTCGCTGAGGTAGTTAATGACGGAGATGAAATGCTTCACGAGTTACACGACCTAGTAACAGACGATGACTGGCCACTAGACTACGATAATTATACCGTAGAACCAAACCCAGACAACAAGGACGAACTTTACAACAAAGGCATAGACCGTTTTAAAGAAGTTCGTCAGAAGCACATTGACCGTGCTGTTGACTACATATCAGACGAAGCTAACATTAATCTATATCGCAATAAAGACGGGCAGACGGTTCACGAGTACATTGAAAGTCTCGAAGACCGTCCTGCACGCTCTGGAAATGTTCTCGAAAAACTTAACCAATTCTAACCCCCACTAATTATGGCTAACAGCTACATTGAATATACCTCAGGACTCACAGCAACTACCTATAGCGTTCCCTTTAACGTTCTCTCGATTGATGACGTTAACGTGAAGGGATACAACGGATCAACTTGGAGTGACCTTACAGTCTCTTCCCGTGACGCCTCAGCAAAGACCGTAACACTCAGTGGAGCACCCAGTGCCTTCCAAAAGATACGCGTATGGCGCAACACTGGAACCACACAGCTAGTGGACTTCCAGAACGGCTCTAGGTTGTCTGAGAGTGACCTCGACACAGCTTACCAACAAGGTCTGTTTGTGGCTCAAGAGGTTTCTGAGGACGCCAGTACTAACCAATATGTTGCGTTAAATGAGGCAACTCAAACAGCAATATCGGTGGCGACTGCTGCTACACAGGCAATAGCAGATGCTGCTGTAGCTGATGCAGAATCGGCTTCGGAATCGGCTATTCAAGCAGCCTTACAAGCAGGAACACGTCTTACTAACTTCGCAAGCCACGAGGTTGTATCAGATGCAACAAATGGATTGATTGATGGCACAAATACGGTGTTTAATATTACATCATTTCCTCCTCGGACAGAGACACCAGAGGCATACCGAGTAACAATCGATGGCATCATGCAATCTCCTACGGATGCATACACAATCGGTATGAATCCTGACATAATTACGTTCTCGTCTGCTCCACCAGTTGGCGCTAAGATTGTTGTAGTGACGGCTGCGAGTGCTGCTACTGCTGTGTCGGTAGATAATACGACAATTGGTCTTACTTCTACTAATCGAGCTGAGGTTAAAGATGGAGGTATTACCAACGATAAGCTTGCTGACGTAATAGATGATGACACAATGGCTACAGCTAGTGATACTACACTGGCTACGTCCGAGAGCATTAAAGCTTATGTTGATGATGTAGGCACTCGTGTGACTGCGCTAGAATCCACAGCAAGTGTTAGTGCTTATAAAAGCGCATTTACTCAGTGTCCTGCACATAGTTCAAGCCACTCATTTAGTCACGGACTTTCAGGGGTTCCAGATATTGTCTCCGTTCAATTAAGAGCAAAGACTGCGGGTCAAGGTTTTGCCGAAGCAGAAATTGTTCTGCTGCCTAATAACACCACCCCAGGCAGTAGTTTCGGGCATGGTATAGAGGTAAATTCAAGTGAGGTAGTATTCATTGTTGGGGCAAATGGATTAGTAGTAATAGCCCCTGACGGATCGCAGAGTACTATAATTGAAACCAATTTTGAAATTAAGGTTATCGCAGCTACCTTATCCTAACCCATTTAAACTATGTCAGTAATTAACACAGGAAAGTCCTTCCGATATAATGTAGTAATGGCGCCTGCAAACTGTAAAGCCGTCATTACAGGTTACGTGAACTAGTTAAATAAATAAATAAAATAACAAGAGGTATTATAAAATCTTAACAAAAACAAATTATGTCTATTACAAAATCAAACACTCGGATGCTCGAAGGAGACGTCGACCTGACAACACAAATTACTGGGGTTCTCCCCGTGGCTAACGGAGGCACTGGTAGTTCCGCAGGAGCTTCTTCGTTCCCCGCAGGTTCGGTGATTTACCACGCCGCTAATACGCCCCCTACAGGCTTCCTAAAGGCTGACGGTGCGGCTGTCTCTCGGTCAACTTATTCAGACCTGTTTGCATCCATCGGGACAACCTATGGTGCTGGTGACGGTAGCACTACGTTCCTTGTTCCTGATTTACGTGGTGAGTTTATGCGTGGCTGGGATGACAGCCGTGGTATTGATAGTGGTCGTAGCTTTGGTAGTTCTCAGGCTGATGAATTTGAAGCACACAGTCACAATTACACAAACCCTACGAACGGCTCAACACCAACGGGAACTGGTGGAGGCACAAATAGGTCATTTCCCACGACTAATGGAGGCACAACTACATCTACAGGCGGCTCAGAAACACGTCCACGCAACGTAGCCCTTCTAGCTTGTATTAAATTCTAATTAACCCTCTCAATCCCTTAACCAACAACCAAAATGTTACCTGAAAACCCTTACGTGACCCCGTTTATAGCCACCAGTGGAATCCTCGGAACCCTTACCCTTGACCATATTAACACAGCCGTAGCTATAGGCGTAGGTGTCTTAACGATGTTCTATTTAGGTATTAAAATCTACAAGGAATTTACCAAATAATTATGAGTGATAGCAGTGAAAAACTATATGGTCTCCAAGACCTACTGATTGATGAGTTCATTAATCGTATCCAGAGTGGCGAGGCGTCTCCAAGTGACCTTAATGCAGCCCGACAGCTCTTAAAGGACAACCAAATAAGTGCTACGGTAACCAATGACAACCCTATGGCTAATCTTGTTAGTATGCTTCCGTTTGACGATGAAGGCGTTGACAGAGTGGCCTCACAATAACAATATAAATTAGATAAAATGAGCTTTTCTTATACGCATTTAGACAACCCCTCTGGTACAGGGCCTTTTACCTTCGTTCCTACATATAGTGATACCAAAGAGATCGCTGTTATGGGTTATAATGGTAAGTATTGGTCATCTCTAGAGGTAGCATCCGTAAGTGGTCAAACGGTGACGCTTACCTCGGACACCAGTGGACTAAATGCAATAAGAATCTCTAACAACAGCTCAAAAGTAAAAGCAGCAGTCACCAATGGTAGCGATGATAACATCCTTAGAGCTGATAGTGCGTTCCATGACGATCTTGTAGTACCCGTAGAAGACGTCACAGACCCCACAGGAAACTCTCCGTTAACTCCTGAGAGTGTAACCATAGGTGGCATCAAGAAACACGTAGGATTGGATGCTAAGGGCGGCTATGAGTTCACTGGCGGTTTCTCTGATAGACTCAGTGGACAATCAGGAGCAAATGACCTTGGGGAATACGTTCAATACACCCAAGCGATGTCAGATGCGGGTCAATGGATGCGCTTTGGTTTCTCTAGTGCCGCTCAGTCAACCAATGACTCTCCTTATTGGACAGAACCAGCGCCCGCGAGTGCTTCAGGAGTAGGACTATTTGGGGGCTCTTACATGCCAGCAGGTGTCTCTAAGATGTTTGATTATAGTTTCGATGTGTCCTCCTATAGTAACGCTGTTAATACAGGAGACTTACAATACACAGCCGCTACGGGATCCTATGACTTCTCTGAGTGTAAAGCAGGTGACCTAGGGCTGATCCGCTTTGACTTCAACATTATCCCTCAGTTTGCCAATACTACCCTTGAGGTGGCTCTTATCTGGCAGACAAGGACTGCTGATGGTACTCCTACTTATACTTTCCCGCTAACCACTCAACCAATCTTCTTTGGCGAAGGCACAGTGGGAACCCCTTATCTTAATCGACCTATTATCTCGGCTTACTTTGCATCCAACGAAGACGTCAACGCCGTCGCTCTTCCCGCTATTCGAGCAAACAACCAGATACAGGTCTCTCCACTTACAACCCTTGTGACAATTCAACGATAATATGGCTATTAAAGTAATACGTAACGACGCAGGAAACTGTGTAAACTTTCTTGGAAGCTCTAATCCTGTCTACTGGAACGCCTGTTTAACGGCTGTTGTTGATAGCACCTACAGTGATCGCATTAACGTTATCAATGATGTTCGCACGGTTATTGAAGGAGAGGATGTATATGAGTTCTTTCAAGTTCCCTATACTGACTTTGCTCAAGCTGATGGAACAGTTTTCTCGGACGCTACTGAGGCATCCGTATATATCACAGCTCAGTGTAACACAGCAGGTAATACAGGCTCCTTTGTTCTAGCATCTACAGACACTCTTAATTTTAGCATTGATAGCACTAGCACGACTATTCTTGTTGGCAATGGCGACTCCTATGCTGTTAATTCAATCCAAGCTGTAGCAAACGACGATGACCACATTAACATCGTTAAGCACACCTCTGGAAACATCCTATACAAAGACCTACGAGTCGCTGGAGCATCTATCGATGGCGTATCTGTAACGCAGACCTTAGCGACAGCCGTGAACGAGCTTAATAGTCTGTTTACAAACACCGCTTCGGCTTCTGGAACTGCTCCAGCGATCACATCTAACACAACTATCAATCTGACTGCTGGTGAGACCTTGAACTACGAGCTTGTAGCGACCAATGGGGTAGCTTACGAGTGGTCAGGACTGCCTAGTGGCATTACAACCGTGGATGGAAACGTCAGGAAGCTTATTGGTGGTTCCTCGTTAGAGATTGGTTCCTATAGCATCACAGCGAAGGCTATCAATTACTTTGGTGAGGACACTCAGACGCTTACCTTGAATGTTGCGGCTCCTCCCTACTCCAACACCAAGAGCGTAGAGTTTGAAAGCCAAGATTACCTCGGAGCTAATGCAGCTCTCCTTGATGGCGTCTTAGGACGTAACGGGAATGGCTCTGGTAGTAGTGACGCTTGGACTTTCCACATGTGGTACAAGCCCGACAACTTTAGCAGCGGTCAAGTTCTATTCTACTTTGGGGACTCTGATGTAATTAATGGAGGTCACATAGAGCTAAGAACAACGACTTCAGGTAAACTTCGGTTCAGCTATGGATCTAGTAATAACTACATTCGTCGTACAACTACTAATCAGGCATTCACTACAGGCAACTGGTACAACATTATAATTACCTACAATGGTGGAACTACTGGTGCTTCCTCTGCTGACGTGTCTGACTACTACAGCCGATTCAATATCTACATCAACGGCACATCCCCAAGTCTCATGAACTCTCATGGTAACTACGGGTGGTCTGGTCAGATTGACGGCGAGAACCTCCGTGTAGGACGCTATGCAAGTGGTAACTACATCAATGGTGGACGTGTAGATGAAATAGCCGTTTGGGATTCTAACCAGAACTCTAATGTGTCCGACATTTACAATGGTGGGACTACCCACGATCTCTCTCAGTTGACCACATCGCCTACTCACTGGTGGCGTATGGGAGACGGAGACACCTATTCAACAATTCAAGACAACGTGGGAAGTGCTCACTTTGTTATGTATAACATGACGGCTGCAAACATCGTCACAGATGCCCCTTAAAATTATGAGTGAAAGAGATTATAAATCCGAGTACGAGAACTACCACAAGAAGCCTGAGCAACGGCGTAGGAACGACGCTAGGAAAGCCGCAAGGCGTCTGATGGTCAAGAAACACGGCAAAGCGGCGTTGAAAAATAAGGATGTGGATCACAAAGACAGGTCGCCCTTAAATAATGCCCCAAGCAACCTTCGGATACAATCCAAGAAGGAGAACAGAGGCCGCAACAAGTAATGAAATTGACATAAAGAAGTAATTGTCCAAGCTCAAGTTACGATGAGTCGAAGTATACAAACAGGAAGTAAGAGGGGAACCTACAAGGATGGCGACCCTCACCCTTCCGTGCCTGATCGTTTCTTTGCTGTTTATCGTAAGTTTCCTGATGGCTCTCCTAAGGAGGAATGGCGCTCATTGAAGGCGCAAGAAGCTCTCAGGAAAAGACAGAAAGCTTATAGAGATTCCCATAAGGAAGAAGCTAAGAAGTACGGTGAGAAATATCGCAGAGATAATCGGGAAGACCTTCGTGAAAAGAAAAAGGCTTACTTACAAAAAACACTAGCGAGGCACAACGCGCGAGCAAAAGCGTATAAACATAAGAAGAGAAAAGAGTACAATAAACTTCCAAAGGAAGAACGAAAATGTGTAATTCGCTTTTATGAGGCCGCTCAACGCATCTCAAAGTGTCTCGGTGTTTCATTTCACGTCGATCATATCCAACCAATGTCAAGAGGAGGGAAACATAACCGTACAAACCTTCAGGTTGTTCCAGCTAAATGGAATATAAGTAAATGTAATAGAAATAATGAATACTTCCCCCACAATACCTCCCCAACTCAAGAATTTTCGTAACTTCCTGTTCCTATGCTGGAAACAGCTTAATTTACCAGACCCTACGCCGCTTCAATATGACATGGCGGATTATATGCAGCACGGAGACAAGCGTGCTATTATTCAAGCATTCCGAGGTTGTGGTAAGAGCTACATCTGCTCGGCATACGTGGTGCATCAGCTTTTGATGAATCCAAAGTTGAACATTCTTGTGGTGTCTGCGAGTAAGACACGTTCAGATGACTTCAGTACCTTCACACTTCGTCTTATCAACGAGATGGAGATACTGCAACACCTACGTCCTAAGGACAACCAAAGGCAGTCTAAGATCTCTTTCGACGTTGGGTTAGCCCCTGCCTCTCACGCGCCCTCAGTGAAGTCTCTAGGCATATCCTCGCAGCTTACAGGGTCACGTGCGGATATTATCATTGCTGACGATATTGAGGTAGCCAATAACAGTGCTACGATGCTCATGCGGGAGAAGCTATCGGAACAGGTAAAAGAATTTGACGCTATCCTGAAGCCCGATGATACGTCCAAAGTGTTGTTCCTTGGAACACCTCAGACGTTCGATAGTATCTACACGAAGCTCCAAGAGCGGGGCTACAAGAGTCAGATTTGGCCAGCTACGCATATCACTCAGAGCCACAACGAGAAGATCTATGATGGTAACGTAGCGGACATCTGTGTGAACGCCGAGCAAGAGAACAGATCTACAGAGCCTTTGCGGTTCTCTGACGTAGACCTAGCGGAACGTAAGATCAGTTATGGATCTGCTGGATACACGATGCAGTTCATGTTGGATAGTAAGCTCTCTGACGTTGAGAAGTTTCCTCTGAAGATTTCCGACCTGATTGTAACATCTATAGACAACGAGGTGGCTCCCGAACGGTATGTTTGGGCTCGTGACCCCGATAGGGAATGGGACTCTAGTGTTCCCAATGTGGCCTTTGCAGGTGAGCGGTATTATCGTCCTTTTAAAACACTCGGAGAGATGGTTCCGTACACTGGTAGCGTGCTTGCGATTGACCCTGCTGGTCGTGGTAAAGATGAAACTGGTTATGCGGTTTGCAAGATGCTTAACGGTACGCTCTACATTCCTGCTGCTGGTGGTCTTTCGGGTGGATACTCCGAGGACACCCTAGTGCAACTCGCGGAGCTCGCTAAGAAACACAAGGTGAATTACATTGTCACTGAAACCAACTTTGGTGACGGTATGTTCAATGAGCTTATCAAGCCTGTGTTGACTAGGATATACCCTGTGAGCATTGAAGAGGTCAGACACAGCACTCAGAAGGAGAAGCGTATTATCGATACTCTCGAACCTGTAATGGCTGGTCACAGGCTTGTGGTGGATCCTGATGTTGTTAAGGATGACTTCCAGACGATCCAGAAGTATCCCCATGAGAGTCAGTTGAAGTACTCCCTGTTCTACCAGATGTCTCGCCTAACTAGAGACCGAGGGGCTATTACGCACGACGATAGGCTTGATGCTCTTAGTATTGCTGTGGCCTATTGGACGGAACAAATGGCGCAGGATGCAGAGGTGAAAATGACTGAGCGTAGGGTAGAGTTGCTCGACAAGGAGCTAGAGAGGTTTCAAGACGCCTACTTTAAAAACAAGGGAGGATCCTCAGCACTCACTTGGTAACACTCTAGTGTGAACTTCTCGGTGCTCTCGGATGCTTAGTATCTCTACGTTCCAAGGTGCATCTAGGCCACAATAGAGGTCTTTGTATTCTAACAGAGGACTTAGGTGGTGTAATTCAAAAGACCAACGAGTCTGCCCATTATATCCTTCAGGAAACTCCCCAGCGCCTATAGCAGCTAGGTCTAAATCCATACGAAGGTTATGTATATCTTCCATGGCTTTCTTTTGGACTTTGTTAAGCTTTATATTTTCTTTTAAAGATGTGCGTCTACGAGCATTTTTGTTGCGATAATACGCTTTATTATTCTCATAATACTTATTGTGATAAGCGGCTCGCTTATCTTTTCTACTATCTCGATACTTTTGTCTCGCAGCCCAATTATCTTTGTAGTATTGATTATCACTCTTCTTCTCTCTTGCTGCCATCTCCGCAGTCCACCACGCTTGTGTTTCTTTAGTCTTTTTTCCTTTATAATAAATTCCCTCATAGTGTGGATGTGTATCCCCTCGCTTAAAGTTACCCTCCACTTGGAGAGCCTTTTGGTTCAAACATTCTTTACCATTATGCTGTATACGAGGAACCTCAGAAAAGGGTAGTTTAGTAACAAGATCTAGTGTGGTTTGTGTGGTCATGACTCCTATCCTGTTATCAGAGAGGGAGATGTCAACTAGGAACAATCCCTAAATAGGTAACAAATAATATAAAGCTCATAATGGATTCATAAGTCGTTGATAATCAACATACTCTTAATTAACGACAGTATAGGTAGAGGGAGGTGTTCTAAAATAATTAATAATTAGAGATATTTACCCTTGACAGGGTAGGGGAACAAACCTTAAAATAGTCCCTACTAGGAAAGCACTTAGTGTACCTTTGAAAAAGAGTGTCTGTAAGTTGGCTGGTAATAAGTCCTTCCTTAAAGTTTCCCTTATGTTGAAATAAGAGTGTTCCTTTAAAAGTACTGTAATATGTTTGACAGGTATTAACTACCAACCAGTATTACCTTTATGAAACACACACTAATAATTCTATACATCCTAATCACCTCAGGAGCACTAATACTCCTCAATAACTCCCTCAAGGAAACCAATAACGCCCTCAAGTCTTCCGAGAAAAACCTAGAGACTCTCTCAGAAGTCATAATGCATCATGAGGCTGTTCTAAACGATCACCGTGGGGCTATCTTGATTATGATTGAGAAGCTCAACAACCTGTATATGTAATCATGGGAAAAGGTCATCAACCAAGAAAAGGTCACAACCCAGCCAAGCAGCGTAAGAACTACGATAAGATTGACTGGTCAAAGAAGCCTGTTGTAAAGAAATCCAAATGACACCCTTTGAGTCCATTCAAGCCCGCCTAGGGGAGCACTGTAGAAACTTTGTTATAATCATCCAACCTGATGACGCAAAGCACTCCTTCGAGTTGGTCTATAGCGACCCGTTTGCTACCATGGGGCTGCTCAATGAGGCTTGTAAGCGTCACGCTGGTGTTATGAACCTTTACCAGAACCCTGAAGATGCCTTTGAGTGGCCAGAACTAGAAGATGATGATGATGATGACGAGGAGGATGTGTTCTAAACTTTGTTTGTGTGTAACGTGTGTTGACCTCCAGAGAGCCCTTGTGTGCCTCTGGGGGTCTTTTCGTATAGGAACACCCTTGTGGAGAGCTCAAAGGCTTTCTAGGGCATCTCAGAGGTGTCTATGAGTGTTCCCTAGGTTTGGTCGTATGATTTAATGGTAAAATTACTCCCCTATTTGGAGTACATGCAGGTTCAACCCCTGCTGCGACCCCCTGTTGTTTTGTTATAAAAATGTGAGAGGGTATACGTATATACGCAGCGTCGAAATCCCCCCGTGCCGCCCCCGATATTGTGTGATTTGTCCGCGATTTGTCAGCACAAGGGGGGTATCCCTTTGTTTTCCTAGCACATCAAGGGATATATAATGCCTTTGGGTGATCAATGAGTGTTATATCAGTGTATCATGATGCGTTGATGCGTTTGGCTGTGTTTGTCAAATGCTGTGTTTTTGTCCTTGTTGCGATTGAGTCTCAGCAACACACAGCGGCTACACATAGACACACATAGACACACAGAGGACACACATAGACACACACAGAGGCGCACTGTCTGTCTTTCTCTCTCTCTCTTATATATACAAGGCAGGTTTTTCCTAAGCATCTCAAAAAAACTTTCACGCTCTACGCCAGTAAACAAGCGGCCTCCGAAACTTTCTACAATTAATTTAAATAAAAAGCTTGCATGCATCTATTTGTTTCTATTGGTTTGTTTCCATCGAAAGGGCGCGACTAGCGTCACTATAGCGACAAACGCAACGAAACAACCACACAAATAAAACACAAATCATCATGAAAACACGTAACGAAATCAAGGCCGACCTAATCGCTAACCCTAGCTTCCTGACAATTATAACGGCTAGCATCTTTCACCGCCACGCCGACATTGAGGAAGTGGTTGAATGGGCTTTATCTAACTACTCTGATTTTTGCGACATTGCGGGGCTTCAGGAGGAAGTTAAGCCAACAAAAGAGGCCGTAACTAGTGCGCAAGGGAAAGAGATAAAGGCTAGATTAACAGAAACGTTAGGCAAATCCGTGAGCATATGCAAAAACGGTAAATATAGCCTTGCGATGCACGCATTAGGAAAAAGTGACGATGAAATCAAAGCCGCGTTACTATCCAGCGGTTGCAACATACTAAAGACAGTAAAAGGCAAATTTGGCTCAGGTGCTTACGCCAACGCTCTACTTTATATCGTCACAGCTTAATTCTAATCAAAAGGGGCGGAGCATCCTACACTCCACTTTTAACTACACACACACACACACACAGAGCGCGACAGCGCGACCAACACACACATCATCATGAAAACCACACAGAAAACACTCGATGCTCTCATCTATACACTAGGCATCTTACTCGCGGGCTCTTTAGGCGCTTTGCTTATGTTCCTAGTCATAGACGTCTAATCAACCACACAACCACACACACAGAGCGCTACAGTGCGACCAACACACAACCAAATATATAATATCATGAAAACACAAGATCAGCTCAATCACATGTACGACACAATCCTAGAACTAGGCCTTTGCACATTCGAAGAATTAGAACTAGTCACATGCATTAACGGCTTTAACGAGAATGCCCTAAATGACATTGTATATGTCCGTGAAGGATACCAAACACTCGACCAGTACTTAGTATACCTTAACGAGCAAGACCAATACTAACACAACAACACATAAAACACACCAAAATACAATGAACACATCAAGAGAAACTCAACGCTTCCAAGCGTACTACATAGACTACCTGTTGAACTACGACAGCATCGGTTCCTATGCCGCCGCACACGGCCTTACATATGAGACAGCCACGCATCGCATCAAGACGGGCGAACGGGTTCATCTGTCACTAACTGAGAGTATAACTTGTGACACACTGGCCGCTACTGGCCTCGCTTTCTTCTAGGGCGTGCTAACGCTCACTAATCAATAAAACAACCATGCAAGACATAACAGAACGCCTAAACCTAGCACGTATGCTAATCCGCAACGCTATTGGTTCCCATCAAGGGACACCTGAATCCGCCGCAAGGTACGCTATAAGACAGCTAGACCTACCAAGCGACGTTAAACAATCACTCATTCAATACGCAACAGAACTAAGCAACAAATAACACACCTAAAACACACACACTATTATGACACCACTACACGCACGACCTAAAGCTTACCGCAACCTTCACAACGCACGCCGCGTATCAAATCGCGGAGGCAAATCAGAAGACACACTCGATAGAGAGTACAACAAGCAAACATCCAAGCTTATTGACGAGGGCTGGAAAGCTTTCTGGAAGAAACGCGGATTAAACAAGCCTCCTTACGTCTCAGACCGACATGTGGGTGTGTTTGATACTTTATAAGATAACATGAGTCAGATTGTCGCAGGTTAATATCAAAATTATACTTGAAGAACGCGCGTCACATATTATCTCAACACATTCACAGATTAGAATCTTTAAATATCTAAAGGGAGGATTCACAAGAAGGTTTAAAGATTTAAAATAGCAACACACAAAGACACACAGAAAGACTTAAGAATGAGTATCAGAAAGAGTGGGAAAAACGATAACAGATTCATGGCAGACTTCATGGTCAAAGGTGTGCGATACCGACGCCAATGGCCAACCTATGAGGAAGCCGCTGCTTGGGAGTCAGAGCTAAAGAAGAGAATACGCCTAGGGATACCCTATACGGAACTCTTAGAAGGCACTGGTGACTTCATCACACTAGGCGAACTAGCCGACAAGACAATGATACGTTACTGGGAGGGAACAGCCAACGAAAGCACCATGCGCTCCAACGTAAAGATAATCCTTGATCACTATGGACAAGGCTACGATGTTTCTCAGCTAGACGTTGCAGCAGTGGACACCCTCATATTCGCCCTAGAGAAGAAGGGACTGGCAAAGGCTACTATAAATCGCCGCTTGTCTTGCCTGTCCAAGATCCTAACCTTCGGGGTAGATCGTGGGTTCCTTACACACAAGCCTAAGATAGAACAGAAGAAGCTCTCCAACGCTCGCATGCGTTTCCTTACAGAAGAGGAAGAGTACGAGATTGTTGACGCACTCGAAGCCTCTGGAAGGGATGACTTCGCGAGGTTCTTTGAATGGCAAATAGACACAGGTATGCGACCTATCGAGGCTCGTCATATACCACAAACAGCGGTGAGAGAAGACCCTGAGCACGGCTGGTTGGTTGACCTGAGCAAGACTAAGAACAACTATCCGCGCACCATATGGCTCACCGAGAGGGCTTACAAAGCTTACCTTGCTTTATCGGATGAACAGTTCCCGTTTGCTAGGTTCACAGAAGCTAAGATAGCGAGCACTTGGAAGTTCATACGGGAAGCACTTAACGAAACAGCCGACAAGGACTTTGTGTTCTATCTTACAAGGCATACCTGCGCGTCTCGATTAGTGCAGCGCAACGTACCTCTCCAAATTGTAAAAGAATGGATGGGACACAGGAACTTTGAGATGACCTTGAGGTACGCTAAGCTAACTCCCACTAATATGCTTGACGCAAGGAACGCTCTGGAACAACCTCACATACACTAACCAACAACGTGTCCTCATTTAATTACATCTGAGGACACACACCAACCACTAATAATGAAAACAGCACCAACACTATTCCAACCAACAGATATTCAATTGCTCACACGAGGGCTCAACAGTATGACCAAAGCGTGTGAAGCCCAAGAGCGCCTTATTAAGCTCATGGAAGCAGACATAGCGGAACTCCGCGCCAAACTTAAAGACAACCAATAAAGCACTATGAAACCACTAAGCAAAACACTAACAGAACTAGGTATTGATTGTGCGTTCCCTATCGAGATTATGGAAGCCAACGACAGAGTGACCTACTTCGAGGACTGTGACGACTACTGGGAGAGGTACGAGCGTGACGTCAAGGGTCGCCCAACTTACCACGAAGACAGCAATGGCTTCTGGCAGAAGTGGAAGCGCAATGCAGATGGTGACGTTCTTTATTATGAGGACAGCACAGGCGTAAAGAAAGGCATACCTGAATCATTAACCAAACCACTAACCGAATCGAAGGAGCGTTGTGCCTTCTGTGAGAAGCCCGATGTGTACCTCAAGGGTCTCTGCCCTGTGTGTTTCGAGGATCACTACGGGGATTAGGTGACAAATCGCTGACAAAGTTTGTCAAAACAGTTAAAACAAAGGCAAGTAAGAGGTGACACTTAAAAGAAATTATCGTTGCAAATCAATACGTTGACATAGCTTCAAAAAAAGTTAACATATTGCTCATGGGATGGTAAATGTCTTTATTGTCACCTCTTGCCTTAACCCTATTGAAATATAAGCATTTTTAAACAAACACTTATCCGTTTTATTCCTAAGTATTTATTTGCTTAGGTGACAAATCACTGACAAATAAATTGACTATGGACACGCAGCTCACACAAGACGAACTCAACACTGACATGACCACCGTAGGCGTGGGACGCTACCGTAATAAGGTAGAGGGAGCCCGTGCTCGTGGTATGGAGAGTGAGACATCTTATGGTCAGCGACTAATACGTGGTGCGTTGCCTTCATATATCAAGGCTATTGATGAAGTAAAAACAAAGTGGCGTGGATTTAAGAACAAAGGAAGGTGGCAACTCGACCTCCTAGAGATGCCCTCTGAGAAGATTGGGTTCCTTGTTATCCGTACTGTTCTAGACCAGCTCACACAGAACTCCAAGATGACCGCTATGTGTACCAAGGTAGGCAACGTCATCGACTACCAGCGCCGCTCAGAGCACCTCGTACGTACCAACCCAAAAGGTGAAGGGATTGTTCTAGGGGCTACCCGTAAGAGCGGCTGGCAAGCTACCAAGAACCACATCCGTCTAAGTACCAAGCACGAGGTAGAGAAGGGACTCATGGAAGAGATCCCGTCTTGGACACGTAGAGACGTAGCGGCCACAGGACTCAACCTCGTAGAACTCCTTCGGGATGTCACAGGGATTATTGAGTACAGGTTCATTACTGATACAGGCAGACGCAACCCTACAAGGTACGTCACAGCCTCTCCAGAGACCTTAAAGTGGATAGACGAGTTCAACTACCATAAGGAAATCATAAGCCCCTTCTGGCTCCCTACAGTGGATACACCGATGGAGTGGAAGAACGTGTGGGAAGGTGGATACAAGACAGAAGATACAGACCTGCCTAAGCTTCCGTTCATCAAGTCAACCAACATGGACTTCCTCCGTGGTATCGAAGGTAAGATTGAAGAGCCTATGGAGGCTTGTAACCTTATCCAGCAGACACCTTGGAAGATTAACGAGGACGTCCTGAAGACAATGCAGTGGGCTTGGAAGAACTCCGTAAAGGTCGGTGGGCTTCCTAGTCGTGACGATGAGGTGATGCCTGACATCCCTGACGACTTCCATGAAAACAAACTAAGCAACCTCCAGTGGCGTACGATGGCTTCAGGGGTTCACAAGCGTAACATGAGTACACGCTCAAGACGCCTGTTGGTAGCCAAGGTGCTTTACCTAGCAGAGAAGCTTACAGATAGTCGGTTCTTCTATCCATCTCACTGCGACTTCCGAGGTCGTGTATATAACATCCCTGCCTTCCTAGGTATCCAAGGCCCTGATATGTGCCGTGGTCTTCTTCGGTTTGCTAGACCTCAACGTATTAAGACAGCAACAGACCGCAAGTGGTTAGCTATTCAAGGTGCTAACACTTGGGGCTACGATAAAGTCACACTCGACGAACGCGCTGAGTGGGCTGAGAACTTTTCCAAGAACGCTATCCGCATCGCAGCAGATCCTACCAAGGAGCTACTATGGACAGAAGCGGGTGACCCTTGGCAATTCCTTGCGTGGTGCTTTGAATGGGCAACGCTACAGAACACGGGTAAGCTAGATACCTTCCTCCCAGTGAATATGGATGCCACCAATAACGGCCTTCAGATTCTTTCTATGCTTACCCGTGACCCCTACGGGATGACTGCTACGAATGTGTTACCTACAGACAGACCAGCAGACATCTACGGGGTGGTCGCAAAACAAGCGGAGGTAATCCTTAAAGCACAAGCTGCGGAGGGTGATGCTATCTCTAATGCTTGGGTAAACTTTGGTATCGACCGTAAGACAACCAAGAGACCCGTCATGTGTTACTCGTATGGTCTTACTGAATACAGTAATCGCTTGTATATCTCTGATTGGTATGAAGACCAGATACACGGTGAGGGCCGCACCAGACCCTTTGATGAGAAGGAGAAGTACCTTGCCATCCATGTGCTTGCTAAAGCCGTCTGGAAGGGCATTGAGAGCGTCCTAGAGAAGCCTAAGGAATGTATGAAGTGGTTCCAAGATTGTGCCGCTATACTTACTGAGGCTGATCTTCCTGTGTCTTGGGTGACACCTAGTGGCTTCCCTGTTCACCAGCAGTATTTCAACTTCACAAGTAAGAACATCAAGACTTGGATTAGCGGAACAGCTACTCACATTCGTTTTCGTGAGAATGACGATAAGCTTTCCAAGGTTCGCCAGCGTAACGGAGTGAGCCCTAACTTTGTGCACTCACTGGATGCTGCGGCTCTCCATAAGACAGTCATCAAAGCCAACAAAGAGGAGGGTATTTACGACTTTGCTTTCATCCACGATAGCTACGGAACACACGCTACAGGATGCGAAGCTTTAAGTAAAAGTTTGCGAGATGTATTTATTTCTACTTTTAGTGTTGACCTCCTGCGTGATTGGAAACATCAATTAGAACAGCAATCGGGATTAGAACTTCCTGAGCCGCCAGAATATGGCACTGCTGACATCTCCCAAATTAAAAATAGCACGTATTTCTTCAGTTAGCACTCTGCTGGCTGATTAGTAAAACCACCGATAACAGGTAATAGTAAAACAAAATGAGTAAAGTAATAACAACACCAAAAGGTAAAGCAGTATGGCCACGCATCGACACACCAGACACCAAGTTTGATGAAGATGGCGTTTATAGCTGTAAGCTCCACGTAAGTGAAGGTGACTTCAAAGCTTTCGAGGCAATCGTAAAGCCGAAGCTTGACGCCGCTTACAAGGAAGAGTGCAGTCGCCAAGGTAAAGACAAGATCCGCATGGCTGCGTCATCTCCTCTCCGTATTAACGATGAGGGTGATCACGAGATCTATGCGAAGCAGAAAGCTAAGGTACATACTAAGTCAAAGGGAACTCTTGAGTTCACCATTGCAGCAGTAGACAGCCAAGGTAAGAAGATCGACATGCCTAAGATTGGCAGCGGTTCTATCTTAAAGATGGCAGTTGAGGTCAACACTTGGTTCGTTCCAAGTCAAGGCTTCGGATACACCCTGCGTCTCCGTGCAGTACAGGTACTCGACCTGATTGAGTACGGTGGCGGTGATAGCTCCTTCGGTTTTGGTGCTGAAGCAGACGGCTACGTAGGTAGCGGTGAATCCCTCAACCAAGCATTCGAAGTAGCTGATGAAGCGGAAACGTCCAACGCGCCGTTCTAAGTTCCGTTCGAAGTTCGAAGAGACAGTAGCCTCCGCCTTAAATGCGGCGGGGGTTACCCACTCTTACGAGTCGATGAAACTGGATTACACGAAGGTCTGCAAATACACGCCAGACTTCGTTTTAGATAATGGAATAATACTGGAGGTAAAGGGCTATTGGCTAGCATCAGACCGAACCAAACACCTACGAGTGAGGGAAGCACACCCCGACCTCGACATCCGCTTTGTATTCCAACGAGCATCAAACACACTAAGCAAAAAGAGCAAGACCACCTACGGGGACTGGTGCGACAAACACGGGTTCCTCTGGTGCGAGAAAAAGCTCCCACACGAATGGACGATTTAACGGCAGTAGCCACACACCAACCTTGCCCCGACTGCGGAAGCAGCGATGCACTCACACACAACTCTGACGGAAGCACCAAGTGCTATTCCTGCGGTATCTTCACACCGAACAGAGACAAAACAAACACACCAACACAACACACAAAAATGGAAAATGTATCACCCTTAGGATTCGTAAACGGACAGTTCATGGACATCGCCCCACGTGGCATCAACAAGGACACGTGCGTAAAATATGGTTATCAAATCGGGGAGCTTAACGGTAAGCCCTGTCACGTTGCTAACTATCGCAACCTAGATGGCACACAGGTAGCTCAGAAGTATCGGTTCGCTGATAAGAGCTTTCACTGTAATGGCTCACCTAATTATTTCTTTGGTCAGAACTTGTGGCCTAATGGCGGTAAGAAGCTGGTCATCACTGAAGGTGAGATCGACTGCCTTACTGTTAGCCAACTTCAAGGTAACAAGTGGCCAGTAGTATCACTCCCTAGTGGCGCTCAGTCAGCCAAGACAATCTTCAAGAAGCAACTTGAATGGCTCTCCTCGTGGCAGGAGGTCGTTGTTATGTTTGACGAAGACAAGGCAGGACGTGAAGCGGCTGAGAGTGTAGCCCACATCCTTCCTGCTGGTACTTGTAAGATCGCTCGGTTGTCTATGAAAGACCCGAACGAAATGCTTCTGGCTAACAAAGGAGAAGAAGTTATCCAAGCTTTCTGGAACGCTAAGGTATGGCGTCCTGATGACATTGTAGATGGTACTGAGTTGTATGACCGTCTTACTGTCCCCAAGGAAAATGACAGCATCCCTTATCCTTACTATGGACTTAACTCGCTCACTCACGGACTGCGTAAAGGTGAGATTGTTACCTTCTGTGCTGGCTCAGGCATCGGTAAGTCTGCTGTATGTAAAGAGATTGCTCTACACGTCCTCAAGACCACTGACCGTAAGCTGGGTTACATCGCCCTTGAGGAATCCATTGAGCGTACCGCTAACGGCATCATCGGTCTGGAGATGTCCAAGCCTCTACACCTAGAGCCCTTCGAGCCTGATGCTAAATACAACGAGGCTTACAAGAAGACAGTCGGCTCTGGTCGCTTCTACCTGTATGACCACTGGGGTTCCCTAGACAGTGACAACCTACTTGGACACATCCGCTACATGGCTAAGGCTATGGATGTAGACTACGTGGTTCTGGATCACCTCTCTATCATTGTATCTGGTATGGGTGACGGTGACGAGCGCCGCATGATTGACAACACAATGACCAAGCTACGTGCTCTTGTAGAAGAGACTAAGATTGGTGTTGTTCTTGTTAGCCACCTCAAGCGTCCTGAAGGAAAGGGACACGAGGAAGGCGCTGCAACATCCCTAGCACAACTCCGAGGCTCTGCGGCTATCGCTCAGTTGTCCGATATGTGCATTGGCTTAGAGCGTAACCAGCAAGACGTAGAGAACCGTAACAGGACAACCCTGCGTGTGCTGAAGAACCGTTTCAGCGGTGAGACAGGCGTAGCTTGTAATCTGCTTTACGACAAAGAGACCTGCCGTCTCTCAGAGGACACTAACCCTCTCTTCGAGGACACCGATGACGCCACAGCAGGATTCGGACACTAATCACCACATAACCACAAACCAAAGGAGTATATGAGCAGATGGATACAAGACCAATCATGGAAGCGAGGTCAAGGCGTAGAAGCCATGTTCGCTAAACTGTTAAACGAAAAAGCTATTGAAGCACGAGCGGCTGACCTTATGGAGCAGTTCTCTCATGTGGATTACGTCTCTGACTTCGGTAAGATTGACGTGAAGGCTCGCAAGCGTGTTGCCCGTAAGGACTCAGACGTACAAGACGACCTTGTATGGTTAGAGTTCAAGAACGTCCAAGGAAAGATTGGATGGGTCTACGGGAAAGCCGACTGGATTGCCTTCGAGCGTGAAAAGGACTTCGTTTTAGTTAAGCGTGCTGACCTAGCCCTTATGGGTGAGAAGCTATGTGATCTTGGAGATCGAGTGTCGGTAGGACGTGACGCTCTCTACAAGGGATACCAACGCAGAGGCCGCAAAGACCTCTTATCAATCGTGAAGATGTCAGACGTTCTTAAGTTGTATCATCAACTATGGACAAAAGACGTTGACAACACCGAACACTAACCTTTGATTTAAGTACACACATGAAAACAATAGCTTACTTCGACATTGAAACCAACGGCATCACGGACTGGTCAACTCTATCTGACCTTAAAGATCTGCACTGCCTTGTAGTAATAGACCAGCACGGTACTTGGGCTTATCGTTCTAACACCATCCAAGAAGGACTGGCTCGTCTATCTGCTGCTGACCATATAGTAGGACACAACAGTATCGGCTTTGACGCCATCGCCCTTTGGAAGCTCTACGGCTACCGTCACACTGGTGTGTTAGACTCAGCGGTGATTGCTCGCCTGATGTATCCTGACGTTCGTAGCGATGACTTCAAGCGTAACGACTTCCCTAAACAACTCATTGGTTCCCACAGCTTAAAGGCTTGGGGTTATCGCATTGGTAACAACAAGAGTGACCACGGGGAGACTGAAGATTGGTCTACTTGGTCTCAAGAGATGGAAGACTACTGCGTTCAAGATGTGGAGGTCACCAAGTCTCTCTATGAGTTCTTTCTCAAGAAGGGCTTAGGTGGCCTCCAGCAAGCGTGTGACTTAGAGCATGCCTTTGCTAAAGCTATCCGTGTCCAAGAGATGAACGGTTTCCCTTTTGACGTTAAAGCAGCAGAAGAACTTACAGCTACCCTTATGGGTCGCCGTGCTGCTCTTGACGTAGAATTGCGTGAGTTATTCACGCCTACTACAGAGACCACCAAGAGTAACTGGTGGCTCGCTCCTGATGGCACAAAGTCCCGCACCAAGAAAGCCTTGGTCGAAAAAGGATTCAAGCCAAAGGAGATTACTAAGGGTGAGCCTGTGACGAAGCTCATTCCTTTCAACCCAAATAGCCGCGACCAAATAGCGGAACGTCTAATGGCTAATGGCTGGAAGCCTAGCGCCTACGAAGGTAAACGCCCAGCAATCAACGAGGCGGTACTCAAGGACATCGGTACACCCCAATCCGAGAAACTCCTTGAGTACCTCCTCGTCACCAAGCGTCTCGGTCAAGTGGCTGAGGGTAAACAAGCGTGGCTCAAGCTAGAGCGCAACGGACGTATCCACGGCTCTGTGAATACCAACGGGGCTGTCTCTGGTCGATGCACTCACAGGAATCCTAATGTGGCTCAAGTGCCATCTACTCGTGCTCCTTATGGTGGCGAGTGTCGCTCTTGCTTCACTGCTCCAGAAGGCAAGGTGCTTGTAGGTGCTGACGCTAGTGGCTTGGAGTTACGGTGTCTTGCTCACTACCTCCACAACTGGGACGACGGTGCTTATACCAAGGAGATTCTCACTGGAGATATCCACACAGCAAATCGCATAGCAATGGGTTTGGAGACGCGCGATCAAGCAAAAACGGCGATATATTGCCTCATTTACGGCGGAGGTGATGCTCGTCTAGGTTCCATATCAAATGGCGGAGCTAAGGAAGGTAAACGTCTTAAAGCTTCCTTCGTCAAAAAGGTTCCCGCGTATCGCCATCTTACAGAAGCCGTATCAAATGCTTTGGAAATGAAGGGCATGTTACGAGGTATTGACGGACGTCCTTTGCCTTGTCGTAGTCCGCACTCGGCGTTGAACTTATTACTTCAATCGGCGGGCGCTGTTGTTATGAAGCAAGCACTCATTGAGTTCGTAAGGATGGCAAAGCTTCCCTACGAGGTTCACGGGACGATCCATGATGAAATCCAGTTTAGCTGTGCTCCAGAGCACGCTGATGAATTAGGTCGCACCTTCTGCAATGCGCTGAGCAAAGCGGGTAAGACTCTCAACTTTAACTGCCCAATTGATGGAGAGTTCTCTATCGGTAAAAATTGGAAAGACACGCACTAGGATGAGAACCTGTAAGAAATGCGGAGAGACTAAAGAGTTAACTGATTTTGTGTCTAACAAGTCATGTCGAGGCGGTCGTACACATACGTGTCACAAGTGTAACTATCAGCTCCTAAAAAGCAGACCAGCAGCCGCTCAAGAGCAGCATCGAAAAACTCAACGCCGTTCGTATCTAAAGCGTAAGTATGGCGTCACCATGGAGTGGTACGAGAATAAGTTAGAAGAGCAAAAAGGCTTATGCGCTATATGTTCCTGTGACTCCTCAGAACTCCGTAACCGAGATGCTATGTTTTGTGTTGACCATTGTCACACCACAGGACAGCCTAGAGCTTTACTTTGTCACAAGTGCAACGCGGGGATTGGGATGTTGAAAGACAATCCTATTCTAGTAGCACGCGCTTGGACATATCTACAACAACACCAACACTAAAATACACACATGAAAGAAACAAAGAATAAGTTATTATTGATAGATGGGGACATGATCCTCTACAAGGCTGCTTGTGCGGCTGAGCAAGAGATGCGCTGGGATGACAACACGTGGACACTTCAAACCAACATGGTGGAAGCTAAAGCTGAGGCAGACCGCAACATTGATACCATCAGTAAAGCACTTAAGAGTAAGAAGATTAAGGTCTTCTTCACTCCCAGTCTTACGTTCCGTCACGACATGTGGCCAGCCTACAAAGCTAATCGTAAAGACAAGCGTAAGCCTCTAGGTATTGGCGAGCTTCGCGACTGGATGATGGAGGAATATGACTCTGAGATGTATCCCAACATTGAGGCTGATGACGCTATCGGTATCTGGGCTACAGAAGACCCTGAGAACCGTGTTGCTGTCTCTGGTGACAAGGACTTCGGAACACTCCCAATTCACTGGTACAATCATCTAAAGGACACCTTGCGTATCATCACCAAGGAAGAAGCAGACCACTTCCACCTAGTACAATCCCTCATGGGAGACACTACGGATGGCTTTGGTGGTCTCAAAGGTTGTGGCCCTATGACCGCTAAGAAACTCCTAGAGAAGAACGGAGCTACTTGGCAGACTGTTGTAGACGCCTACGAAGCCAAAGGGTTCACCGAGGATGACGCACTAATGACAGCTCGCCTAGCTCGTATACTCCGACACGGGGACTACGACTTTGACACTAACGAAGTAACCCTGTGGAATCCTACAAATGCTTAATTCAATTGACAAATTAGTACACGACATCGAACAAGCCAACATCAAACACAACACAAATATGACTGAAGTAATTAAAACTGTTCTCCCTGACTCTGGGGCTCGCTCCGAATTCACCACTGGTGCTGTCCGAGATGCCTCCGAAGGAAAGGGGAATCCCTCCTTGATACCTGTAGATGCTCTTCGGGCTGTTGCTCGGAGGTTTGAAGACGGAGCTACCAAGTACGGACGTGATAACTGGAAGCAAGGTATTCCTCTTAGTCGCTACGTAGACTCCC